GCTTATAAATAGCGATACATAGCGAAAGAAAGACCCCGGCCATTGATTTGGTCGGGGTCTTCTTTGCGTTGTGATATTAAGTGAGTGTTCGATACCTTACACCCTAAGTAGCACGAAAGTAGCAAAGTATCAAAAGGCGTATTGCAGTTGGTCGATGGATGAACGGAGGTTGTCTGCCATCTTTTGGGAGAAATGAGAGTAGACTTTTTCAACCATGGCGGTGTCTGTATGTCCAACGTGCTGAGAGATCTGCTTAATTGGCACGTTGTTCTCTAACATGATGGTAACAAAAGTGTGCCGGAAGTAGTGCGTGGTAATGTGCTTGCCGTCAATCTTGACCTTGGCTAGGGCTGCATTGACTTGCCGATAGTCCTTGTGTGTCCCGCGATTAGAGACAAACAATAGGGTGTTGTCACTCGTTATGCGACGGTGACTAATCACCTTGCGTTGGGTGAGTGCTATCTGCCGCTTAATTGTTTCAGCAACATCTTGGTTGATATTGATTGTTCTGGCATCACCTGTTTTGGGTGGCCCTAGCCGTTGCAAGGTAGAGTCCCAGGTAGCCACTATATCAATGGTCCGGTTATCTAGGTCGATATGCTGGCGGTAGTCCAAGGCTAGCAACTCTCCAATCCGCATGCCGGTAAGGGCCTGTATCTTGCATAGGTTGGCTATCTCCTGGTAGCCCATGGCTTCTAATTGGCTTAAGGCGTCAGCTAGTTCATGTGCTTCTAGATACTTCAATTCGTTCTTGGTGGGTAGGTTGACCTTCTCTACTGATAGTAGGTGTGTAAAGTCATCTTTTAGGTACCCGTATTTTTTGGCGAATTTTAGCACCATGGAGAGCGTTTGTTTTCTAAATGATACATTGGTATAGGATTGCCCCTGTCGCGTCAGAGACAAGAGAAATTGGTTGCAGAGAGTGGCGTTAAGTTGTGAGGTCTTATAATGACCCAGTTCAGACTTAATGTGTTTGATTCTTGTTCGCTGCCCGCGGGCTGTGCTTGGGCGAACGGTGGACTCGTATACCTCGTACCATCTGTCTAATAGTTCTGATAGGGTAATGTCATCGTTATATGGGGCAGATGCCATCTTCTTCTGAATCTTCTCATCCAGGATGCGCTGCATACTCTTGGCTACGTTCCGGTTATTCCTAATGTTCGTAACGGAAACATAACGGTATGATCCAGTTACAGGGTCCTTGTACCGTTCATTGAATTTGTATTTACCGTTTGGCAATTCTTGAACCCACATTTTTGGACCTCCTACTTGTAGTCGTGGCGAAGCATTTGATAGATGGCGTCAGCTTGTTCTGTATTCGTACTGAGGACCTCCGCAATGTCTCGCTTGAGTTCGATGATGCGGTACTTCAGTTCTTCCTGCTCAATAGTTGATAGGTCTTTATCTTGATTTAAGTAGACCCACAACAAACTATTAGGCATAATGAAGGACCAAAGTAAATGACCGTCTCTATCGTATTTCTCCATATATTCTGCTTTAGCTTCGGGTAGGTAGCTAAAAATGGCATTGCTATCCCTGTTAGATTCTTGCTTGCGTTTTTTTTGCTCGATTAGCTCACTTGATAATAAGTATAATTGGACTGACATCCAGGAGCGAGAGTCTTTTGAGAAGTCCTTATTATCAATTCTTTTATCGATTTCTTCAAATACGGGCTTCACCTGCTCTATGAATTTAGTCTGCCATTCGTATAGATCAACTGCCTTGATGGTTATCGGTAGTAAGAACATAACAAGAGATAAGAGAATTAAAAGTGTCTTCTTCATTTTGTGCACCTCCTAAACGTATACGCTGTATTTGATTACTTTGCCGATGATGCGAGCTGGGTTATCCTCACTCACGATATATGGTGGATAGAGTGGGTTATCTGCTTGAAGTAAGACGGTATCTCCTGAGAAGTGAACGCGTTTGAGTGTGGCTTCCGTATCACCGTTGACAAGGACTGCAGCAATCTCGCCATTCTCTACAGATGGTTGTTCGCGAATCAATACTAGACTCTTATCTGGTATTGTTGGGAACATCGAGTCTCCTTTTGTTTTGAGATAAAAAACATTACCGCTTGGGAGCAATTCTTCAAGTTCGTCTTCGTAATAATCCACGTTATCTTCACTTAGTATTGGTGAACCACATGCGATAGTTCCTAACACTGGAACTCTTACTACTCGTCCGTTGCTTCTTATTTTATTAGGGACCCATTCTTCTGTAATTCTGGATCTAGGGACGCCGAAATAATCTGCTAATTGTTGTACGCTTTGTATTCTAGGGTACTTTGTTCCATTGAACCAACTTCTAATAGTTGCTTCCGCAATTCCTAAGTCTCTAACTAGGTCTGCTGGGATCACGCCTTTTCTTTTTGCTAATTCATTTAGGTTGTTAGAAACAATCTGTCTTTGGCGGGTCGCCGTCATTTTGGTTTCCATTATAATTTCCCCTTTCTGATTCTTATATTACTGCGTTTTATACCGGAAGTAAAGAAAAAAATATAGAAAACCGTACTTTTGGTGTTGACACCGTACTAAAAGTGTTGTATAGTTATAGTGCAAGGAGGTGACAGGTATGAAACAACTTTCTATAAAAGCTGTTCGTATCAATTGTGGCATGACACAACAAGACCTAGCTAACAAGCTTGGAATTACCGCTAAATCAATATCCGATTTAGAGAACGGTCGTGTGCCAATCAAACCGCTGCATATTTTTGCTATTGCGTATGCTTGCAATATTGATGCAGACAAAATCAGAATCTAAATTTTTTTACCCATAAAGCGTACTTTTAGTACGGAGGAGGAGGCCATGGGCAAAGTTATATTTGCTGATACAAAGCGAGTACCAACAACATGGGGAACTAGAAATAATGTTGCTCATATCATGAACTACAAGAATCCTAATTCAAGACTTGAGAGATTCAGAAAGTTCGTTGACTCTAACCCTGGATATTTCAAATGGTTTCGTACACCGTACCAATGGAATGGCAAAGGGTATGAATATATGTTAGTGCCAGTAATATACTACTGGGAAAATCGGGACCTGCTCGATGCAGGGAGTAGATCTGTAAAAGAATTCGACTTAGAGGAAGTCGAAAGAATTAGGATTGCCTACGGGCTATGATTTAGGAGGGAAAATCATGTTAGAAAATATTTATGCCAACGCTTGGAGAACTTCAGTATCGGACAATTCTATCTCCAAGCGTTTTTCTCATGCGGCACAGAAGCATGAAGCAAATGGTAGTTGGGATGTGATGATGGTCCCTATTACTGAATTGGACGCTAATGTTGAAATAATCAATCAAAAAAAAGTTAGAGTTAACGGAGTTACTTATGCTTTGAAAGCTTGTCCAATTGGTGGGTGTTCAGGAAATGGCGATTATTACGAGTTGAAGCCAATTCAAAAAAACGATGAAAGTAAAACTTATTAAGTTGGAAGGTAAGATTGCTACCTTCGAGTTACCGGTTGCTATAAGTAAAAAGCAACTGATACGTAAAAGCAATCAAGGTCAGATAATGGCTAGTCTTGAGTTTGAAGACTCAAGATTCATAACGCCGGACCAAAGGCGTAAGATCTATGGGTTATTCAGAGACATAGCAAATCATTCTGGGTATGAAGAAGACTTTATAAAGTCTGAATTCAAGAAGAAATTTGCTGAAATCAAGGAGATTGAACCATTCTCTTTGGCAGATGGTTGCATGAGCCTTGAACTGGCAAAAGATTTTATAGCTTACATTATCCAATGCTGCTTCTACTGGGAAGTTCCGTTCTATGAACGGGCCTATTACCTAGATGCGGACGATCAAAAGATTCTGTTCTTATACACCATGAACAGACGGTGTATCTGCTGCGGAAAGTATGGAGCTGATATTCACCACGTTGACGCTGTGGGTATGGGAGCTGATAGAAATAAGGTGGACCACCGTAAGCATCGGGTGATGGCCTTATGTCGCGAACACCATTCAGAGTATCACACGATTGGCGCTGAAAGGTTCCTAGAAAAATGGCATCTTCCGCCAGGAATTAAATTGGATGATAAGCAATTACGTCAAATAAAGATTAGAGGTGAGTACGATGGAAACTGAAAAGCCTAGTTATTATGCAATCATACCGGCTGAAGTTCGATATGATCATAGGCTTAAGGCAAATGAAAAGCTTCTGTATGGAGAAGTGACGGCCTTATGTAGTAGTTCTGGCGAATGCTGGGCTAGCAATAAGTTCTTTGCAGAGTTATACGATGTGCATATAACCAATGTCTCTAGGTGGGTAAATAGCCTAGTAGATAAAGGTTACTTAGAATCTCAGCTAGTCTACAAAGAAGGAACCAAAGAAATCGAGAAGCGAATATTGCGTCTCTCTAGTGTTAGCAAAAATGTTAAGACACCTCATAGCAAAAATGTTAAGACGTCTATTAGCAAAAACGCTAAAGAGAATAATACAAGTATTAATAATACAAGTATGAATAATAATATATTGTCGAGTAGCCTCGACGATACCAAAGGTAAGGCTGTTGAAATCATTGATTATCTCAATGATAAAGCAGGAAAAAGGTTCTCTCATAAGACAAAAGAAACTGCCAAGCATATCAACGCTAGATTGAAAGATGGCTATACCGTTGAGGACTTCAAACGCGTTATTGATAACCGGGTCATGAAGTGGTCTAGGGATAAGAAGATGAAAGAGTATATCAGACCTGATACCTTATTCACTCCTACTAACTTTGAAAAGTACTTGAATGATGCGTTAGATAGTTTGCCTGATAGACCTCCAGTATATAAACCTTCAATTAGTGAGGAAGAAGCAAAGGCACTGCTTGAGAAAGGGGACATTACTGAATGGATGGAATGATTTCCGTAAGCAATGCCTTGCAAGATGTGCAGCCACTTCCACACCATCGAGAAATGGTGGAGCGGACCTTGAATAAGGTTTTCTCTAACCTATTGGTTAAAGAATTCCTGACGGCGCACGATTTGCAACGCGAAGATGAAATCGTGCAGCGCAATATAACTCGACTACTTGAATACTGGAGAGTCATTACAAGGACTGCAGACAACTACGATAAGTGGTACCATGTCGAAATGGCCTTGATAAACAACAATATCGAGTTGATTTACCGGCCACGGTCTGAAGCAATGGCGTATCGGATGCAAGCTGGAGAACGGATGATGGCCACTGCTGTTTATGATGAAACTACTAGGACATTCAAAGATGCCGTGATTGGGAAGTCGGATGTGACAACTGAAATGGTTGAAGCTGTCACATACATTAAAAACTTCATTGCTAACTACAAACATGATGGTAAAAACCTTGGCATGTGGTTGGTGGGGCAGATGGGTGTTGGTAAGACGCATTTGATGGGGTTCTTAAGCCAGCGTCTAGTAGATAAAGACATTGGTGTGACATTCATCAATGTGGGTGTGATGTTTCGGACCATCAAGGAAAAGATGAACTTGGATAGCCGTTCGCTTATAAAAGAAGTGGACAAGATTAAAAAGTCTGAGGTTCTGATTCTTGATGACATTGGGACTGAGACGCCATCTAATTGGTCTGTTAAAGAGGTCCTGTATGCGATTCTGAATTATCGGATGGAGCATGGGAAGGCAACCTTCTTCACATCAAATTTAACTAAGCATGACTATCTAGATCAGTTGCGAATGGGAAGGGATGTCCTGCCGATGGATGTCACCCGTCTTGGAGAACGGTTGGATAGTTTAGCTAAGGAAGTACAAATGGGCGGTAAGAACCGCCGAATCAAAATATAAAGGGGAATAATAAAAATGATGCCTGTATTTTATGGTTTTGTGGCAGTGCTGCTCCTATTTGTTGGAGCATGTGTAGTTGGGTTGATGCGTGATGTGGAACATCACGAAAACTGGTTAGCTCGTTTAGATAATAAGTTGGATCACGAACGAGAAATCAGAGTGGCCCGTGAATTAGATTTAGCAGCAAAATTCGATTCCGTCATTAAAGAATTGGAAATCGAGATTGGCTTCTGCCGTCGGATGGAACGACAAAACAAGACGATTGCTATTCGTAATCGAGAAGACCTATTGGCAATGCGCGACGATTTACGCGATATGAAGCGGTACTATGAACACCGCGTCATGACAAGAAAAGGAGGTAGCAGCCGATGAATAATTGTACGTTTATTGGTCGCTTAACACGCGATGTGGAGCTTAAATACACGGGCAGTGGTATGGCGGTAGCTGAGTTTAACTTAGCCGTTAATCGACGGTTCACTAATAGCAATGGTGAACGGGATGCAGACTTTATTAGAATTCGTGCTTGGCGAGGTGCTGCTGAAGCAATTGCTAAATGGGCCAAGAAGGGTAGCCAGTTAGCAGTAAAGACTCGTTGCGAAACGGGGCAGTACGAAAAAGATGGGGTAACCCATTATACGACTACTTTTGTGGTAGAGGAATTCGACTTCTTGGACTCTAAGAAATCACAAGAGAATCGTCAGAGTGCTTACCAAGGTGGCTATGCTGGCCCTGGTAGTTATCCGGCACCTGAACAGGTTCCTAATGGTGTATACAATGCAGTACCAGATGAACATTTCGGGGGTGCATTCTGATGAAGGCAAATTGGGCTGATAGCAACCATCGGACTGATGTTCGGGATGGGTACTGCGAGACCTACATTCCAACGCGCCATCAATGCTTACCTAAGACTGACTGGTTGTTTGCAGCAGTCGAGGGTAAAGACAAGATTAGATTTGTGGCTGATACGGAAGAAGAAGTATTCCAGTGGCTACGGAAGCACAATCGAGTAGGCAAGCATCTGCGCGTTGTGCGGTGCCATCGGTAGGAGGGAAGACGAATGATCTACAAAATTTCAAAAAAAGTCCACGTTACTTGGATACTCGATTTTTATAATCGGTTTTACGGGCTGAACAACTTGCTGCCTGATGAAATGGCGAAAGAATTTTCATATAGCGATGAACATATTATGTACCTTAAAGTGATTGAATTTCCTAAACTCAAGCGGTACGACGCAACATGGATCTCGAAAGAGTTAATATCCAGTGATGATGTGGTCTATGATTCTGATAATTACTCGTCGGCTTTTGTAAAAATTATGAGAAGCTTTGATAAAGATTTCGTTCTGTCTAATACCTTATCTAATATTTGGAACGAGATGATGGGAAGAGCGCTGGAAGATGTAAGTAATGATAATGGCTATGATGCGGTCCTAAAAGAAATGAAGGAAACCTATGAGCGGAAAAATTCCGATTATGGGAATAGCTTTGAAAAGACGTTGAATGAGTTCGGGCTTACTCCTGGTATTGCTCAAATCTATCATAAGTTTGAACGGGTTAAGCAATTGGTGAAAAGTCCGGATGCTAAAGTCAATGAGTCCATGCGTGATAGCTTACTAGATATGTGTAACTACATTGCTATGACGGTGGCTTGGATGGACAAGGAGGGGAAGGAAAATGGCTAAGTTTGATAATAGATTCTTGATTATTCCACTAGTAATGTCCGTTGTGATTTTGATTGCTGGTGTACTGATGATGTTGAAGATGAACAGTCACCCTCCTGAAAGAGTTAAGCAGGATGATGCGGGTCCTCGATTGGTTCGCCAATGGAAAGTTGGGGACGATGCTAAACCCCGTCTGCATAAGCTATACGAGACGGTGGTTGATGGCGAAAAGATACGCTATGTAGTGGAGGATGTTAAATATCCTGAAAGTGAGGCTATGAGTACGGAAGTACTCACACATGGTGTTCAGGAATGAAAGTATATAGCGCGATTAAGGTAATAGTTGATTTTGACAAAGATGCAAAAGATGAAATGGAAATTGGCACGTACGCCTTTGCATATGACTCAAAAGAATGGGTACATAAGCATCTTTTAGCAGAAGGTTTTGAATATCGTAACGAAGAGTGGTCTTATATTTCAACTGGGCCTAACGGTTATAGGTTAGCAAAGATCATAGAGCTTTCGTTAGTTGTATAAGAAGGAGCGAGAAAATGAAAAATATAACTGTATATGGAAAGAGTAATTGTCCAAATTGTGAAAAGACAAAGGCTTGGTTAGAAGAACATGGCTTTGGGTTTGATTATTATGATGTGACACAAGATGAATGGGCGCTAGACCTTATCAAAAAACATGGGTATATGGAACTACCGGTAGTTTCTGTCAACGATTTTGAGGAGTCATGGAGCGGCCATAATGCAGCGTCTTTAGTTCGGTTATTGTGGGAGGAAAACTAAGCTATGGCAACTAGATTAGAAGTGGCGGAGTCCAGGCTAGCAAAACTATATGCTGAATCGGAAGCCATCGTTGAAGCTATGTATGATCACACAAAGATTACGCATGGTTCACCGGTTAATGACAAGCGCGGTGCTGATGCCTGGATGAAACGAAACCGTCAATTGGATGAGCGTCTATCTGCTAAGAATGACGAGATACGCGCTCAAGAATCAAGAGTTGAGAAGTTGAAGTGGCAAGAAGAAAACTACCGCCTAGGCTTGAACAAGAACGGTAACGGCGTTCGATTGGCCCCTGATAATGTTGACCGTATTAAGGAAGAAATTAGAAAGGCTGAACGTGGCGAGTCTCATTTTAGTCGCAAGACGATTCGTGGGTATATTGATTACCTAAAGTCTTTGGCTAATCAAACTGAACCTAAGATTAGTGAGTTGGCTCAGAAGGTGATTGCGTCTGGGCGCGTGACTCAATGGGTTAAGCATCCGCATATTTACTTTGTCAACGGGATGCGGAAGGTGGCGATTGAGTTGGATGCAGACGGGGTGTTCTCACTTTCAATGCGGTATTACCCTTATGATCCATCGGACCGGGAGCTGGTCGAGAATTTGATTAGGGGGAATTTCTGATGGTTGTAATTTTATTAGGAGTGCTGATTTTGATTGCGCTTGGGCTGATGGCTAGTGCTTATCCGGAGGATGATGAATGATGAAGCTTGATGACATTATCAAAAGTGAGTTCTATACGCTGTCTACATTAGGCGGTCAGATGTTGTTTGATAAGGCTATTAAAGAGATTGAGTATCTCAAGTCGTTGAAGCCAACGATTCCTAAGTTTGTAGTTGATTGGATTGATAGCCAGCCTAAAACGTTGATACTGTCTGACTATGTTTCAATGTGGGAATCTGAGGAAATGCCTAGGGATGTTGGCGAATGGTTCGATGATAAAGATATTGTCATTGTGCTGGCTAACAAGGAACAGTTTGGGTACTTTGTGGAGGGGGAGTAATGATGGACGGTAAAAAAATAGATTTACTGGAACGGCTTGAAAGTGTTGCGGAAGATATTTATCTATTTGCTCGTAACTCTGAACCAGAAATTGAAAGTGTCGGTGCAGATGTGGATGTTGAAGATTTGATACACTATTCAAACGAAATTACTGTCATCGTGAGAGAACTGTCTATGTTGGAAGGTGAAGAATGGTGAAAACCTACGAAAATCTCCTTGAAGAAAACGAGAGGATGAGTTCCTGTATGAAGGATATGAATGCACTGATGGCATTAAAAATCTTACAGGTGAATCAATTAGTTAAAGAAAGGGATAGCTTGAAGCGTCGCATTGCTTATTTGGAACAGAAGATTGAGGGGTTATAGAAGTGATGAAACAATCTATGTATGCTATCAATTGGTATAGGACTGAAGGGGAAGATGATTGCGAGTATGATGTATACCGCAAGGTATTCAACACCCGCGAATCGGCGCACAAATGGTTGTTATCTGAAGGGTTCTCGAAAGAAAGGGAAGCCACAACTCATAATGAGTATGAGTATTGCAAGTATGGAGATAGAGTATTCACCATGGCAGCAATCATGGAAATGGAGGTAGTGAAATGAGAGAGATGAGTAACTTAGATAAAGCACTCGAAACCCTAAAAGAAACCAAGAAAGGAACGCAATGGGGCGATCAAAAGCACAAAGAGGCGATAGAGTACCTAGAAAGCCTAAAGCCAACAATACCTATATTCGTCGCTAGATGGTTTGAGGATTCTATTAAAAACCAGATGAGTATTTATACCATTGTCGATTACTATGCTTCATCAGACAGTCGGATACCAATAGAAATAAGTAGTTGGATGGAAACATTAGACAAGGGTTCACGAATTGAAATAATGCTCGCTAACATGTTCCAATTTGGTTACAACATCCAGTACGATACGAAGTATATTATCAAGGCACCAACATACTGGAAAGATTGTTCCGGGGGTGACCAGTATATCTCTAAGAGTGAAAAATATAGATATGAGCTTGTTAATATTAGCAAAGCTGACAAATTTACAAAGCCAGAGGCTGAAGAATTGATGGATACACTCCATGTTAACTGGGAGATAGTGGAGGTGGAGAAATGACACCAAAATTCAGAGCGTATTACAAAGGAAAAATGTATAAGTCCAGAGTTATTGTATATAACGGACAAGTGTTCTTGAACATGGCAGACTTTAATAGCTGTATCGAATTGATGCAGAGTACTGGGCTTAAAGATTGTAACGGTAAAGAACTTTTTGACGGGGATATTATCGAATTTGATGACACCATTTGCTATGAAGACGAGTCGTACGGTGAAACCAACGAAGTTACCGGTGGAGAATGCAGTGTAAAGAATTTGGCTGTTGTTAAAATCAAAGAAGGTCTAGAGCTAGCACTAGAGGATTACAAGTATGGCGGAGATTTATCAGAAGATAGCGTATCCGAATTACTCTGCCGTATACATGCCGAATACATCGATGTGGTTGATTTTCTATCTGACCCTGCCGACTTCAAAATTGTCGGGAATGTATATGAGAATAAGGACTTGCTGGAGGTTAAAGAGTGATGATACCTAAATATGTCCTTAAGGTAATGATGCAGTTTAATGATGCTGGTATCACTAGCTATGGAGAGTTGGTGCTTTCTTACAAGTATAACGTGTTTATACAACTGAACGATGTTAGAAACAGAAAAGACTTTTCACTTAAGTTATTAGTGTGGCTTTCTCAGCATACAACTCATTTTGAAAGAATAAGTTCTGATGTTGAGTCTAGATCGTTTAGTGGCAATGTGGTAAGGGCAATTAAATATATAACCGGGAAAGAATTTTCTTTTTCCGATTACATGCTTATCCATGAATTGATTGGATGTGGCGTTAATAAAGAACTTGCTGAAAAATTCAAGGAACAAGACTTTGACATGGAAGTGTTGCGAAGACATAGAAAGGTATAAAGCGAAAAAAGGTCATTAAAAAGATGAACATTGAATGGAATTTAATAGAGAGGATATATGAGATAATCGTCGTACTTATGGTACTGGTTGGGTACGCAAAAATTGTGACTGTAATTAAGGAAATCAGTAAAACGCTAGATGAACCGATTGTAGATGGTAAAAGCGAATTGGATGTAGCTTTTAGAAAATTTGTAAGGATAGTACTTAAAGAACTATTGATAACACTTAGGATGGTGAAAAAATGATTATTCAGTTAACTAGCACACGAGGAAATGAAGTGGCTGTCAATCTAAATCTTGTTATGTATATGGAAGAATTTGAAGATGAAACCAAAATCTCATTTGCCTGCGATAGTGTATGCGTAAAAGAAAGTGTGCATGAAATTTGGCAAAAGTTTAAGGAAAGTACCTATGGATATAAAAGTTGGTGATCTGGAAAGGTCGAGAGTATATGGGGGCAGCGAAATGACACCTAGATATGTCACTGAATACATGTTAGAAATTAGGATCAATGGTAAGCCTGGCGAGGTTATTAGGAAAACTTATCGTGATCTAGATTTGGTAAAGCTTTTGGTTAGAAACGCTAAGCGCGATAAAGACGTTAAAGTAAGTGTCTATGAACTCAAGATTGAAAAACGCAAGATGAGAGGGAAAGAACTAATTGTAGAGGAGAGTTAGTGATGAATAAAAAGCGTATAAAGGCACTGATAAAAAAGACGCCATACTACGACTATCAAAACCAAGTATTAAGAAAGCATGGAGAGTTTATCCATCAGTATTGTGCTGACCGGATGGAGCAAGCATTGTATAACTACCTAGGGGCCACCATGATGGTGCTTAGAGATAAGTACGGGTTTGGCCGGCAGCGATTAGAAAACACCATGAGGGACATAACTGTCCAGGTGGGGCACATCACATCCAAGCACGCAACTGCTGAGGATATGATAGCCTTGATTGAATCTGAAACTGGGTTTAACTTACCGGCATTTGTGTCAAAGATGGCAGAGGAGCGTGAAAACAATGGCTGAGATTTTAGAATTGCACCGTATGCAAAGATTACCTAATGTAATTTTGTTAGGTCGTGGGGTGTTCAAACACGAAATTATAGAACAAGCGATTAGGAAAATGAGCGACGAGGGTTATGAATATGACCCTGCGTCGGGACGGTTCTTTAAGCGGATGGGAAGCCGCTATATAGAATGGGTGAAAATCACTGGGAAGGATGATGCAAAATGATGAAAGCAATTAAACTTGAAAAAACAATTGAAGATGTTCTGCAGTGGGGTAAGGAACGAGGTATTGAAGACGGGGATAAGGCGTCGCAAGTTGCTAAACTCTATGAGGAATTCGGTGAGTTGTGCCGTGCCCATTTGAAGTACAAAGGGACTGGGCTAGATAAGTGGCTAGCAGAATGGAAAGATGCCGTTGGCGATATGATCGTTGTTATGACGATGGTCTGTCTGCAAAATGGCTTGAGTCCTTATCAATGTCTATACCTAGCGAATGAACGTGAAGCGGTAGACGGTGGAGCCAACAACCTATTACGGATTGGGGTTGCGCTTGGGCTGGTTGCTGAAGACATTATGGAGCCACGGATTGACAAAGAAACGATGATTAGTTCGTTGACGAATCTATCTTGCGAGCTAAATAGTTACTGCAATGCAGAGGACTTAGATCCGGTTGATTGTTATGTTAAAGCATACGACGTTATCAAGAACCGCAAGGGGGTTATGAAGGGCGGTTCATACGTTAAAGAGGAGGATGAGGAAGATGGAACTGAAGGTAATTAGCCGACACGAAGTGTTGGGTAAGAACTTTCGCATCTATGGAACGGTGGCTGAGCCACTGTTCCTGGCGAAGGATGTTGCTAGCTGGATTGAGCATAGCGATGTATCTACGATGATTCGTAATGTGGATGAAGACGAGAAGCAGATACAAACATTGTTTGTGTCAGGTCAGAAACGGGATGCTTGGTTCTTAACGGAAGATGGGTTGTATGAAGTGCTTATGCAATCTCGTAAGGCGGTTGCTAAGTCATTTAAGAAACAGGTCAAGGCAATCCTAAAAGAGATTCGGACAACAGGGGTCTACAAGGTACCACATAATCCGATGGAAGCCATTCAACTAATGTTTCAATCAATGAATGAGACAGATGCCCACTTAAGCGATGTGGAAAACCGTGTCTCAGAATTGGAAGATAATACACCGCTTAGTCCAAGTTCTTATAGCTTTATCAATAAGTGTATTGGGCAAAGAATCAGAGAGTACCTTGAAGCTAAGAATATCCAAGGGAGTCAAGAAGCTAAGAAGCTGTTATATAAAGACATTGGATCTAGCATCAATGCGATTGCTGGGACGGCAACACGCTCACAACTGAAAGCAAAACACTTTGATGATGTGGTGAACTTCATTCGCGACTGGATTCCTAGCCAGGTAACAATCTATAAGATTGGAGAATTGGCACATGCGATGGAGTTAGGATAAGGAATCGTGGCAAAAGGTGTTGGAATACACTGCTCGTAATCTCAATGAGAAGTGGTCGCCTGATGTCAAGAAGGAGTGTATGGAATTAAGTCAGAAGTTCTATGATCCATACGCGCACAAACCGATTGATATGATGCCGTATCTAAAACACAACCAGGAAAAGTTGTTGGGTGTCATAAAAGACCTGAACATGTCAACTACCAGATTTGCAAATGAAATATCATTGGACAGGAACAGTGTGGCCAGGGTGTTAGACCTCAAGGGGTTTCCGTCTGTAAGGTTTCAGGAGACTGTCTATGACATGTACGGGGTCAAAATGATTACTAGGCGAAGTGTATTAGAAAGGGAAGCGGGGTTATAAAATGATTGAGAACACATTTATAAGAATTGATAGTTTGATTATCAGAGTGAATCTGATTAAAAGTATTTTTGACGCGTTCAGAGAGGGCCAAAATGTATGTGTGATTCGGTTTACTGATGGAACTGAATCTCTACATAAAGGAGTCTGTGCGGAGGACTTTTGGAAAGCCTTAGGGAAAATAAAATAAGAAGGGGCAGAATGGTGTCATAAAGATGGGGAATAAAGATGAGCGCATATATATTGTTATCAATGGTGTCATGCTTCAAATCAGAAAGATACAATCGGCATGGGATGTACAGGAGCCTACTGAGAAAGTATGTAATATCTTGTTCAATGATGGGACGCTCATTGGTTTCTCAAAGTTCACGGCAAGTGAATTGTGGATTGAAATGCTAAAAGCTAAGAAAGGTCTTGAAAAAGTATGATGAATCAGAAGTTTGTAAGATTTGGGGTTGTGGTAGTAGACGCCAGCCGGATTGTTGGCTTATTTGAAAATGATAAGGGGGTAGGCATCCTACTTCAAGGTGAAGCAAGACCCTTATACATTGATGACTGGAAGCTAGACAAGGTGCTAGAACAGTTAGCTGATACCATGGAAGCTATGGAGCCTAAGCAGACGCCTAGTGACATTAAGGGGATAGAATTTATCCTGGCAGATAAAGCCAACTTAGAATGGGATGCGTCAAAGGATGACCGGCTAACTAAATTTGAAATCAAGACGGAAGAACTGGCTGGCGATAAGGTGAATACGGTCAAGCTAAAGTCGCTTAAGGAATTAGAGGACTTGCAAGAAGCGCTAGACGGGCCGTTAGCATTAGTAAATGGGGTTCTATTCGTCCCATTCGTATAGGAGGTGAACACTTGGAAGCTAAGGAGTTCTTAAAAACGGTGTACTGGTCTGAAAAGGAAGTGAATTCCTTGCGGAACGAGTTACGACAAGTAGAAGCAACACTGCTTTCGTCACCTAGCTGGTCTGACATGAAGGTTCAAACAAGTGGAATGCAATCGACAGATGATACCTATGTGCAGATGATGGAGATTCGGGAGCGACTAATGAACCAGATAAGCCATACGGTCATGATGCGAGATAAAGCGTCTCAGATGATTAGTAGGGTGCCAGATGAGAAGCAACGCTTTGTATTGCGCGAGCGGTACTTGAACCGGCGAGACTGGGTGGAGATCTCAGATGACCTATTACGGTCACGGTCTCAGATATACCGTATACACGGGTTCGGGCTACTTGCCTTCAAAGAGATATTCAAGAAGGAGGCCATAGGGTAGATGAAAGTATATGTGGTGAATATATATATATCGTTTGATGATGATTCTTTTCAAGTAGCACATGCTGCCTTTAGCAAAAAGGAAGCTGCCATAGTCTATATGGAAAAGCGACATGGTATGACTCAAAAGAGTAATACGGAATGGTGGGGCCAGGTGACGGAACACTATTCGAGGTTAGAAGCTAACCTTTCTGTGATGGATATAGATGAGTTCTTTGAGAAGTACTTTAATACGCCTTGTGTGGCTGAGGAGGAATAGGGGATGGAAGATGGCTATACCTGTCAAGTTACATTTGGTATTGAAGGCAAGGCTATAATAAACCGGCTTGTTAAGTTCAATAGCAAGGATGATGCGTTTATATTCGTTGAAGCCATGGATGCTATTCATCGGAACGCACTAGAAGAACTGGAAGGTGTATCGTGTGACCCTGAGGCGTATGCCAAGATGCTAGATGCGATGCGCCAATACCGGCCAAGTGAACTGCCAGGACATATTTACATAGATTAAATGGGTTTGATGATGCGCTGGTAGGTAAACATATCTACAATGATGCGTGTGTTTTACCGGCAAAATGCGACACTTTGCGACAAAATGCGACGGAATGCGACAAAGTGAGACGGAACGCAACACTAACTTTGTGCTAGTATTAAGATACCAAGAAAACCAGGTAGGCTAATCGGAATACGCGCTACTTGGCACGCGACTGTCACGCGTGGTATATAATCTCTCCTTAAGGTTGGGCCATGCCTGGCCTTTTTATTATGTGTTGGGGGTGAAGGAATGGCATTCAAGAAACAGTGTGCGGCTCCAGGATGTGGAGCGCTGACGAGTAGCAAGTACTGTGAAGTGCATGTGAAGATGGCCGATGAAGATAAGGCTCGCTATGATCAGTTCCGTGGGTCTAGTGCTAGGCGCGGTTATGATGGCCGATGGCGCAAGTATCGAATAGCATTCCTTGACTCTCATCCATTGTGTGAGGAGTGCGCGAAACATAACCGGATGGTTTTGGCATCGGTAGTGGACCACATTATCCCGCACAAGGGGGACATGAAGTTGTTCTGGGATGCGTCGAATCACCAAGCCTTATGTGAGTCTTGCCATAACCGTAAGACAGCTAAGGAAGATATGGGTGCTTGGGACTACAAGGCGGGTCTTAAGTAAGACCCTGGTATTTGATTTAAGGTGTCGTACCCTGGGTTATGATTTTGGTTTTATACCCGGTGGTTTGATTTTTAGTTTTTATACCCCTATTCAAAATTTGGTTTTGAGTAGGGTGTTTCTATTTTTGGTTTTAATACCATAACCGTAAATAGCAAATAACTAACGTGTAAGAAGTTTTGAAGTTAATCCGATAGATTATATGTCTTTAAGTTTTGAATTGATTGTGGCCAATCTGATGGAGCGAGGTGATAGGAAAATGGAATTGGTGTTGGTTAAGTTGTCCAAAACGAGCGCTTTATATCTGAACGGTAAGGAAGTAAGATCTGTCACGAGAGTTAGTCCTGATTATATCGGGGACACATTGGCAGATATAAATATTGGGCTTGGCGTTCCGGTTGAGCGTATCTTGGTTGAATCTGCTAGTGGCAATGTTGGGCTAGATATTATGGCTCGTTACGTTGGCGATGGAAAGTTCTCAATTAAGGTTCCTAAGCTGAAAGTATCAAAAGTGGAAAGGTTTGGGTTGGTATAATGTGGTGGATGTTATTGTTCTTATCTCCATTCCTGCTGATGGCTTTTGTTGGTGTATCTGTGGTGCTTAAAGTTGATTATCAAAGGATGATAATTGACTATCGTATCAAGAAAGCCAAGAGGGAATATCAAAAGGCAAAAAGAAAATAGCAGATGGGTTTGATAAACAACACCTGCTATTAAGAGTTTATGATGTACCATGGACGGCCCTGAAATTTGATCTCCTATGGGCTGGTAAGGAATTCGGGTTTTTGATTTCAATTTTCCAAAATTCAAAAATCAGTTACATTTTCTAAATGTTGATTTATCAAGCTTTTCATGAAAGCGAGGAAAAATAAATGTTAGAAAATTATATTTTGATTAGAATTTTGTAACATTTGAAGAATGCTGATTTGACGCGGTTTCTAAGCGGTCGTGAAAATGAATTGAAAAGATTGTGAAGCTTGACGGAAGGGCGGACGGCCTGAGCAGCTTGCGCCTGGTTTCCGCTCGTGGATGCTATTACTTAAAATTTAGCCGGTTTTAGGCGTTGTTCTTGTTAGTGGATAAATATGTATGCTTGACGATTTGAAGGCTTAGAATTGATTCTAGGAGATGCAAGGCGGGGAATTCGCCGGCTGGTATATGTCAAGCGTGATTTTAGATTTAGTCAAGCTTGATTTTTGAGCTTGTCAATGATCGGCTTAAGCTGATTCTGATTTGCTGCTTGACGTATGGCGGCATGGCATCGGCTGCTTGATGGCTTGAATGTATGCCGGCATATAATGCTTATTCTGTTGCTGGTTCCGTACGGCTTAAAATTTGCGCCGTTTTAGGCGTCTTGTTTTCGGATAGACATTTATAAAGGCTTTGAGATTCAACGGCTTAGACGGCCGTTTTTTTCGTGTTGTTTGTGGTGCTGGTCGTTTGAGTGATTGGCAAAAGAAAAACACGCCGGCTAGATCCATGCCATGGATCTAACAAGCGTGTTCTGTTTTCGCAAGCCGTGCGGCTTATTTGTAAGGTGCTGTAATGTAATCAGCATAATGTGCCGGCCGTTGGATAAATGCTAAAGCGGCCCCGCCGTAAAAAGTCGATGCGTCTGTTTCCTGCTTGCCGATGGTAACGCGGTCAAACATAAGAACTAGATTTAGAAATAGCTGTAATGTGTATTCGTCTTTGATCGTGACCTTTGTAAAATCGAATTTAGATTCTGTTGAAATGTCGCCGTATTCGATTGTATCGGCGTCAATCTTGCTAATGTGTAATTTTTTCATGGTTGATTCTCCTTCTCTCGATAGGTCTTTAATTTGATAGTGTAATGATCTGCTGACTGTTGTCAATTGCTTTTTCTGAGCCGGGTCTAGGCCCTCGCTTTTTAATAGCTTATTTAGCAAGTTTCGCGCTTGCTTTTTGGCCTGAATCAATGTACTTGTATCCAATTGCGGCGCCTCCTAGTTGTCTTCTTTTTGGAAGACTACAGAGTAAAACCATGCATTTAGTTCGGCCTGCTTCTTTGCTTGTTCTTCATGCCACTCTTTTCCGTGACGATAGACCGGCGCCAAGCTAACGACGCCGCGGAATCCTCTAGCGTCACGCGGACCGCGCCAACGATCTGCTATTTTTTTGCATGGGTGGCCGTTTTTACGCCATCCGTTTCTATAAAAGTCTTTTGCCTTTTTCATTTTGATTCTCCTTTATTGTTTTTTATTCGCCCTTGATGGGCTACACCAGCCCGCGGGAACGATCCGCGGAAGTGCCGACGCTGGTTATAAGATTTCTCTGCTGAATTTGTGCCACATTCTCACGGCGTAAGCAGATCCAAATTCTTGCGCCATTTGCAAAAGTTCTTCAATGTCGCAAAACTGAGCGGAATAGAATACGCCTTTTTCTGAGGATATTTCTAGCCGCTTTATTGATTCCGGTCTTGAAGATAGCCATGCCATGGCGTCGCCGTATGTGGCGAAAATTTGCCATTGGTTTGTTATGCCGTTATAGGCGCACGCCTTAAATGTTTTTGCGTGCTCAATAATGTAGTTCTTAAATCTGGTTTTATTCATGGTAAACACTCCTATTTGTTTTAATCAAAGTGAAGGTAAATAGTTTTTTCTATGGTGCCGTCTAATGTTTCAGATGGTATAAACAACGGTTGCTGCTCATGCCATGAACCGGCGTTAGCTTTAACATAATATTCAACGTAAGCGCCTGTATTATTGTAGTCACAATCAATTACTTTGATATATTTTTGATTCTTGATAGGTAATAATTTATCGATTAGGTTTTTAGCTGCTTTAGATTGTATTTCTGATTCTATGTCACATAGATCAGCATAATCTAAGAATTCGATTCTGGTATCTTTGAACACTCTAAAATATTCGTGTTCATATTGTAAACATTTAAGTGCATGTGAAAGATCGTGAGGATTTAACGTCTTTGAAAATTCTTTGAATTTGGATATTTCTCTAATATCGTAATCACCTGATGATCTGACATTTTCATATTCAATAGAAAAATCAGATACGAATGAGGCTAGTGTTTCTATTGTAAAAAGCTTGCAAAGCTCTGAAGATATAATGAAATCTGATTCATCAAATTCGATTTGGTGAATTTCGTCATTGATTGTAAATTCATATAACAATGATTCAATGTTTTCGCCTGCTTCAAATGTCAGCGTGTAATTGCTTCCGTTTTTTTCGTAAAACTCTACAATAATTTCCATGATTTACCATCCTTTATTTTCAATTATTTTTTGAAGCTTCAAAACGTCAATCAATAGAATTTGATTCATTGCTTGCTGCTTCTTAATTTGTGGCCTAAGCGTATCGAAAAAACGGCGTAAAGTCAACGGCATCAACGATCAGAACGATTAGAGAAGGTTAAAAGCAACAAAACAACGAACAAAACAAGTGACAAACGTTGATACAAAGAGTTTTCACTGAAAATAAACGAATGTGAAAAGCGGCTGAACGGATCACGTCAAAACAGCTTGCAAACGTTGATATAACAAGCTTTCATAGTGTTTTTAAGGGGTACCCCCTCGAAAATCACGGCGAAAGTGATCATGGAGACCGCTCCCCACTCAACTCCGCACAAAATTCCCTTTTCAGCATTTTTTTATAGGGGTAAATATAGCTAAAATAGTATATTATAACACTGCAATACGATTATATTTAATAAAAGGAAAGGTGGTGGTTTAATGGCAAGAACGAAAATGCCGTCTAAGCTTGCAAAAGAGGGTAGCGCAAAGCACTTCACTAAAGCTGAACTGGCAGAACGTGAAGCGGAAGAAGTTGCAATGTCTTGTGAGGACATTAAACCTAGCAATTTCCTTCCGGAAGCCTTGCATGATAGGTTCTTCTGGATTGTCGAACAGTTCAAGGAGTACGGCATCTTATCAAACGTTGATGGCGATGCACTCAGCATGTATCTAATTGCTGTTGACGGTTATCGTAAGGCAACTATCGAGCTTCGCAAAATGGGTGTGGCCAACAAGAAGTACCTTCCAGTACTGAAGGTTCAAAAAGAGTACTTCTCTCAAGCTACTATCCTTGCTAAGGAACTTGGATTGACGATGGTTAGTCGAAGCAAGTTGAAACGCAAGGAAGAAGACAAGAAAGAACCACTCACTGAAGAACAGATTCTCTTTGGTGGTGATTTGTAGTGAAGTTTGATGATGAAGTTGCATTACTTAGAGAACAGGTCATGCAATATGCTAATGACTCTCTGGATGGGACCATAAGACAGTGTGTTGCCATGAAGTGGAGCATGAAACGATTTCTAAAAGATGTTGAGAGGGCAGAAACCGATGAGGACTGTCCTTTTTATATTGAATGGAATGAGTTATTCAGATTCTACCGATGGGCTAAGTTGTTTAAGCATACTAAAGGGGTGCTAGCAGGGCAGCCAATTGAACTTCATATCTCACAACTGTGGGAAGCATGTAATATCTTCTGCTTCAAAAACAAGGCAGATGGTGCTAGACGCTTCCGTAAAGTCTATATTCAGAAGGCTCGTAAGAATGCCAAAACTCAGTTTTTGGCGATTGTATCAAGCTACATTGCATCCCTTTCTAATGAGATGGAAGAAATCTACATTGCTGGGTGGATTAAGGACCAATCGGATCTGTGTTACAACGAAATTGTTAACCAGATTCATGGTGCTGACTTGTTGAAAGGCAAGTTTAGAGAAGCTTACAAGAAACTTACGTTTAGTAAGAACGGTTCGGTTATTAAGGCTCTGTCTCGTGAAGCCAGAAAACGTGGTGATGGTACTAACCCTAGTGTAGGTATTATCGACGAGTACGGAACGGCTCACGAAACGAATGAAATTGTGGACGGTATTGAGACCGGGTTTGTATCTCGATTCCAGCCACTGCTGGCGTACATTACAACTGCAGGGTTTGACTTATCTTATCCTTGCTATTCCTTCTATGGTTACTGTAAGGACATTATCAATCCTGAAACTGATACTGAGAACGACACGATATTTGTTGCCATCTATGAATTGGACCAAGGAGATGATGTCAAGGATGAATCTAACTGGATAAAGGCCAATCCGATTGTTGCTACTTATCCAAAGGGCCTTGAATATTTACGAAACCAATTGAAAGAAGCTCTAGATCAACCCGAAAAGATGCGTTCGTTTATGACTAAGAACATGGACGTATGGGTAGACCAAAAAGAAACTGGCTTCTTGAAGATGAATAAGTGGAACGAACGGACAGTCGATGATGACTATATCAAAGACTTTCTGCAAGGTGCTTCTGTCTACTATGGTATTGACTTATCTTCTAAGGTCGATTTGACCTCGTTAGGGTGGGTTGCCGTAAAAGAAGGGCGCTATGTATGCGGTCAGTTGTCCTATATGCCAAGCAATACGTTCAATGAGAGGATGAGTCGAGATAGAATACGGTTTGACTTGTTCGAGGAACGCGGAGAATTGACATTAACTGATGGCGATGTAGTCGATTACGCCTACTTGAAGGAAGATTTGATGCGTCTATCTGCTATGTATGGTTGCAAATCAGTTGGAGTCGATATGTGGAACGGTACTTACTTCTTCACTGAGTTGGCATCTGAAGGGGTAGAGATTGTTGAGGTTAAGCAGACGATTGTTGGACTTACTGAGGCTACTAAGGGCTTCCGAGACGCTTTATATTCCGGGAAACTACACCATGCAGACGATAAGTTGCTTAAATGGGCTGCTAGTAACGCCGTTGTGGACGAGGATAGCAACCAAAACATTAAGATAAGCAAGAAAAAATCACGGGATAAGATTGACCCGTTGGCCGCCATTATCAATGCCTTCTCGTTGGCAATGTATGACAGTCAGAACTTCAATCTAAATGACTATGTTATGTCTGGTAAATTCTCATTCTAGGAGGTGGAACATGGTTATACTTGCTGAATTACTGATGCTTATTGGCACTGCCTTCCTGGTATTAGTTGGGTTCATGTTGCACAAGATAGTTGGCTATCTTGTATTGGGCCTAGCATTGATAATTTGGGGATTGATATTGCTTAAATTGGCTAGTTTAATGCCTTCAAACAGACGAGAAAGGGGGTGAATAAATGCTAGAGAAGCTGTTTAGTTCGCGTTCGATGGGTAGAGAACCAACAAATATCCTGTCTATGGAGTTGGATAAGGGATGGGGTTCTCTGTTTCAAATCTTCGGTCAGAATAATGTGAAGGCATTGCAAGCAGAATCAAACACTGCGCTATTATTTGATACGGTATACGCATGTATTAACGTATTGAGTGATGACATTGCTAAGCTTCCGTTCAAGTGCTATCGGTCAGTTGGTCGTAACATACAGGTTGTAACTGATTCTTACGCCCATAATCTACTAAGGGTGAAGCCTAACCGGTATATGAACCCATTCAACTTCGTTAAGCTGATGATGACGGATGTTTGCACCTATGGTAACTTCTACGCTTATATCAAGCTTGGAAAAGATGGTAAGCCGGAAGAATTGCTGCCAATGAAGGCTAGTCTAACTCGTCCGATCATATCAACTGACGGTGAATTGTTCTATCAAACTACTTACATGGGCAAACCGGTGGCCTTATATCCATCTGAAGTCATTCACATTAAGGGGATGTCTAAGAATGGGATTGAGGGGTTATCACCAATTGCAAGTGTAAGGGTTCAGTTAGAAAGTAATGACGCGGCAGCTAGATACAATCGTGAATTGATTGAGGGTGGCGGTTCGCCACAAGGTATCTTAAAGGCTTCTGGGCAAGTAACTCCAGAAGCTAAAGATCTTATGCGCGCTGAGTGGCGAAAAGTCAATGAGGGTCAACCAATCGGTATCATTGATTCCGGTTTGGATTATCAGCAGATTGGTATTAGTCAAGCAGATATGCAATGGCTAGACGCTCAGAAGTACAACGCGCAACGAATTGCGGCCATCTTCAAGGTGCCACTTCATAAGATTAACGACTTGGCCAACGCAACTTACACCAACATTGAGCACCAGTCCTTGGACTACGTTAAGAACACCTTACAACCGTGGGTGACTCAGATTGAATATGAATTCAACCTGAAGCTGTTCACGGAGAAGGAACGAGCAGCGGGGTATTATGTCAAGTTCAATATGGATAGTGAGTTGCGTGGAGATAGCGAAGCACGGGCTAAGGTCCATGCTATCCACATGCAGTATGGCATTAACACCATCAATGAGGTGCGGGCAATGAATGAGTTGCCACCATATGGACTGGAAGTCGCTGATAAGCCGTTCATGACGCTGAACTTGGCTCCTGCTGACAATATCGAAGCTTACCAAGACAATAAATTCGGTGAAGCGCTGAATGGGCAAGGGAAAGGGGGTGATGATATTGACAAATAACAAGCATGATATTAGAACGTACGGTGAGTTAGCTGAGGTTCGGTCCTTGGAAGTCAATGGCGATGAAGTATCAACCATGCCTGTCATTCGTGGTTATGCCTTGAAGTTTGATACTATGAGCCATAATCTGGGGTTCTTGGGGAAGAAAGTCTACGAAACCCTTGATAAGCGTTGCTTGGATGGTGCTGATATGTCGGATGTGGTGGCTTTGATTAACCATGACTCGAACCTTCCACTAGGAAGATCTAATGTCAATCTTGAACTTAAGGTGGACGACATTGGTCTATACTTCGAAGTTTGTCCAACTGATACTAGCTATGCTAGGGATTTGGTGGTGAACATGCGAAGTGGGCTTATTGCTAAGTGTAGTTTCGCCTTCACCACTGAGGAGAAAGGTGTGGAGTATAGTAAGCGATCTGATGGTAGCTATATTCGGACTGTTAAGAAGATTAAAGCTATCCATGATGTGTCTGTGGTGACTAATCCGGCCTATGAGGATACAGAAAGTACTGTATCTCTTAGAAGTTTTGAAGCCTTCAAGGCGGAAGAACAAGAAAATAATCAGCATGATGTCGAAATCCGAAAGCGGGAGATTGAGATTATGATGATGCGTATGCAACAAGCTGGCGTGTAGCCGGCTATTTTTGTGTCAAAAAATGAAAATTAAAGGAGTAATACTATGAATTTACGAGAATTATTAGCGTTGTTGGCTGAAAAACGAAGCCGATTCAATGAATTATCAGCTGACCATCAGTCTGATATGGCAGAAGTACGGGCTCTGAACCAAGAAATCTTGGACTTAAATGACCGTATCAAGATGATTCAAGAACAACGTGGGATGCAAATCCCTAACCATGATGCATTAGAAACGCCTTCTGTGGAACCTGTTGGGGCTTCTGAAGTCCGTTCCCTGTCTAATGAAGACTTAGACAAGGAATATGAAGGTGCGTTCATTCGGGCGTTCCGTCATCAAAAGTTGAGTCAACGTGACATGGAACTCTACCATGAAATGGAAAAACGTGCTAGCATGGCGCCTACTGTTGGTCACTTTGAATCTAGCGTTGATGCAAACGGTGGTTTCATCGTTCCTAAAGCTGTGTCTACCTTGATTCAAGAGTACAAACGCCAAGGCCAATTTGATTTGAGCCAATTAGTAGATGTGACCTTCACTGCTGTTGTGAAAGGTACCTTCACTTACGAGAAATTAGCAGAAATCACACCGTTCGCAAATATTGCTCAGTGGGATGAAATTCCAGAAGTTGAATCTGGCAAGTTTGAAACTAAAACATACGATATCAAAGACTACGGTGGTATCTTGCCAATTCCACGTACCTTGTTACAAGATACAGACCAAAACTTGATGGCTTATGTTGCGCGATTCATTGCTAAGAAATCTATTGCTACTCGTAACAAGAAGATTCTTGACGTGCTGACTGCAACTTACACTGGGACTAAAGTGGCCTTGGCTGACATTAAAGCTATCAAGAAAGTTATCAACGTAACCTTGGACGCTGCATTCTTGCCAACGGCTAAGATCATCACTAACCAAGATGGTTTTGACTTCTTGGATAGCTTAGAAGACAAGGATGGCCGTGGCTACATTGAGGACGATGTCAAAGACCCTACTAAGAAACGCCTTAAAGGGTTGGAAATTGTGGTGTTACCTAACGGGACACTTAAGACCAACACTAAGAAGGTTCCGGTCTTCATTGGTGATTCCAAAGAAGCATTGCGCTTGTATGACCGTGGCGTGTACGAAGTGGCAACTACTGACATTGGGGGCAAGGCATTCTTGCGTAACAGTACTGATGTCCGCGTAATTGACCGATTCGATGTTATCTCATTGGATAAGGACGCATTGATTGCCTGCGAAATTACCTTGCCATAGTAGCGGAGGTGCCTAGATGGAAGCCTTAGAAACTGTGGAAGTTCAGAAGGAATTCAACCCCTTTACCGATTACTTGGTAGAGGGGTCTGAAATTGCGGATGAGCAACGATATGATCCTGACGAAATTCCAACGATTAAAGCCTATATCCTGGGTGCCCAGGCACTCCTGGTTGGTGCTGGGGCGTTCCATAAGGATAATCCGATGACTGGTACGGTCATCCGCTTGATTGTTGGCCACTGGCTAGAAAATCGTGATTCATTAGGTGAAGAACACCGTAACGCGGATTATCTTCCGCGTGCACTGGTGGGCCTTATCAATACGTTGCGTTTTCTACCTAAGAAGGCGGTGAAGTCGGATGAAGAAGGCCAAAGCTAGTGATATGCGCCATAAGGTGAAAGTCCTTGAACAAGTGAATGAGTTTGACCCAGAAACGGGTCAAGCTGTCTTCACTTGGAAAGAGGTGTTTTCACTATGGTGTCGCGAAATCACCATATTCCGTGAACAGTTGGAAACGATAGTCTCTGGTGGACAGATACTACGTGACCGATTGGAATTTGAGTGTCGCTATACTACTAAGCTGACAAGTGCTCATCGTGTTGAATATCGAGGAAAGATGTACCAGGTATCTATTGTTGGGGACACCTCAGGCTTATCTGACCGGATAAGATTTCTTGCTGAAGCATTGGAAGATGGGGGTGCTCGATAATGTCTGGTTATGCTTTTGACTTAAAGGGGTTAGAACAAACTATTGCGAATTTAGATACTACGGTCCGTAAGGTTGGGGATGGTGCAAACCATGTCCTAAGAGAAGGGGCAGAAATCTATAAGAGTGCATTGGTGAATAATACTCCACTAGGTCCAGGTATTCGCTATGGGCATGCACGAGACCATGTAAAGGTTGGGAATGTGCGGACTGACAAGACGATGCACAAGTCTGTTAAGGCCGGTTACGATTCTAACGTTGCGTGGCGCATGTACTTTGTCAACGATGGTACCTATTCAAAGGGTAATCCTACTGGTATTCGCCCACGAAGAATCGTTGAGAGAACGATTAGTGCAACTGGACCATCAATTGAACGAACGTTGGCGGATGGTATTAGGTCATTGATTGGAGGTGGCGTATGAATATTGAGCGTCTGATTCAATATAAGCTGCTTAACTCTCCTGAGATTGTCAACTTGGTTGGCCGTGATACAGGCGGTGTGCCGTTGATTCGGGCCAATTCAAATGTGAGTGGCTTATATCCATCTATTGTCTACCATGAAATAGCAGGTGCTGGTCGTTCTGGTGCAGATGATGATGTAGAAATGTATCGTCATACCTTTGAACTAACATATTACTGCGATGACATGGAATATACGGAAATTAGGGATCATATCCTTAAGGCCCTATATGAAATTGGGTTTAGTCAGATTCATGTCTATACTCAACGAAACTCATTTACTAACTTGATTCACTGGACTGTCCATGTACGGGCTGTCTTTAGTCGAGAACTCTATGACTACTATATGCACCGAGAAAAGGTTTTATACGATGCCACTTATTACAAGGGTTATAAGTTCCCTATCGGTAAGTTTGGAACAAAGAAATCTAAAGTATTGAGTGAACAGTAGTCACTATTACATAAAGAAAGAAGGAACTTTACATGCCAAAACGTATTGGGTTAAAGAAATTTGCTGTTGCTGTCTTAAAGAAAGACACCACTGAAGCGTTGGAATACCACAAAATCTTACAATTAGCTAAAAACATTAAGGTTGATGTTAAACCTAAGACTGCTGAAGGTAAGTTATATGCAGATGACTCATTAGATGAATCTAATTCATCTGTAACTGGGTATGATTTATCATTTGAAATCAACCAATTGGAACTAGAAGACCAAGCACTTCTATTGGGTCACAAGATTGACGAGAATGGGATGATTGCGGTCGGTCCTGATGATCAAGCGCCATGGGTTGCTGTCTTATTCGAGGCTCCTCGTTCAGATGGTTCTACGGAATACCGTGTTCTTAACAAGGTTAAATTCATGTTGCCTGACGAAACTTACGAGACTCGCGGTGAAAACCTCAACTATCAAACACCTAAGATTACTGCGGTATCTGCTTTATGTGCGCACACCGGCTCATACGGGCAACAAGTAGTGGGGAACGACACTAACAAGGACGTTGTTGAAAACTGGTACAAGAAGGTCCAACTCTTGGGTGGCAAGACTGCTACACACGATGAAGAAGAAGGCCGTCCAAAGAAAGTAGCAAAGTCGTAAGCCCTAGTCCTGCTTCTCCAGTGGGCACACCTCCTGGTGCGCCTGCTGGCCAAGTTGGGCCATAGGGCATTCAATATCGAAAGGGCGGGTAATACCGTCCTTTATTTATAAGGAGTAATCATCATGAAATTAGATATTAAAATTGGCGGCAAAACTAAAACGTTCGTCCAAAATGAAATCAACTTCAAGACTATGCGATTGGCGCTTGAATGGCAAGAACGGTTGGACAAACAGGTTGCTGCTACTATGGCAATGATTCAAGACAACATTGAGGATGAAACTCTATCTGAAGAAGAACGAGCTGAATTGTTTAAGCCTCAAGAAGATTTGGAGTTATCTGCTCAGCTTATTGTTTCCTTCTTCAATGATCAGTTTACATACGATGAATTCATTCAAGGGGCTTTCTTCCCTAGTGCGTCTGGTCTATATCAAATGGCTAGAGATATTTTTGAACTGGCCTTTAATCAAAAGGAAGTAGCTGAAAAAAAGTCCAAAAAAGTAAGCGCGACTGGTCGGAAGTAAGTCTCTTAACCATTATTAAACAGACTTATAAGTACCTGATGGATAAGTACAATTGGGATGCTAGTACAATCGATAAGCAGCCATTCTATCGAACCTTAGAACTCATTAACGATGAACTAGGGGCCGAGGAAGAAGTGTACTTCATAGACCAGGTATAAGATAAAGAAAGGGCGGTGACTTATGGCGGAAAATCTAGCAGGTCAATTGGTTGTTGAACTTTCCTTCGATGGGACGAAGTTTGACCGTGGGATTGCTTCAGCCAAGCGCGAACTTGCTTCTTTCGGTAAGGCAACGAGAACCAGTATTCAGATGACGAAGGACCATAGTTGGGCCATGAGTACTGGGCGTGTAGCCTTAAACAACATGAAAACTGAGTACCAAGGTATGAATGCCTTGTTAGATCAGTATAATCAACGTCAAAAAAGCCTGATTGAATCAGGGAAACAAAGTAGTACTGCCTTCAAACAGAACGAACGGAATATCAATAACCTTAAGGCTGAAATGTATGCCTTGAGCCAACGGTATAGCCAATTCCAAAAACAATTGCATACAGAGAATAGCTGGGCTACCAAGATGGGGCGTGGCTTTGATTACGTGGGCAACAAGATGGTTGGTCTTGGTCGTGGCGTTAAAGAAGTCGGTAACGGTCTGACTCAATTAGGTGTGATTGCATCTGCTGCCGGTGGGTACTTCATTAAGAATGCGGTTGATTATGAATCAGGATTGGTTCAAGTCCGTAAGACTACTGGCGCATCTGCGGAACAGATGAAAGTCTTCAGTGAGCAGATTATGCAAATGGGCCGGACGATGCCTATTGCAGTTGGTGAATTAGAAAACCTTGCATCTATTGCAGGTCAATTAGGGGTTAAACAAGATGATTTGGCCCGATTCACCCAGGTAATGGCAAAGATTGGTACGGCTACCTCGCTATCTAGTGAGGAAGCATCTAATGCGATTGCGCGGTTTACTAACGTTACAGGTACTGGGGTTGCCAATATCGAGCGTATCGGGTCAGCCTTGGTACACTTAGGTAACAACTCTGCTACCACTGAAACAGAAATTATGTCGATGGCTAGTGCTTTGGTCGGTACTCTAAATACTTTAGGAGTTAGTGAAGCTGACATTCTTGGTATCTCTGCTGCCTTAAGTTCGTTAGGTATTGCTGCTGAACGTGGTGGTTCTGCAGTTTCTAAATTCTTCGTCAACATGGCAAGTGCTGTGTCTGCCGGTGGCCACAAGCTAGAAAACTTTGCTAAAGTGGCTGGCATGACATCTGAAGAATTCAAGTCCTTGTATCAACAAAGTAGTTCTGCTGCATTTACTGCCTTCATTGATGGGTTAGCCCGTATCAAGGCCGAGGGTGGCGATGTAGTTGATGTCCTAAACGGGATGAAAATCAAGGAAGTTCGTTTGCGTGATACCTTGCTGAAACTCGCTAATGGTAGTGAGGTGCTACATAAGTCCTTAAACTTAGCGAATGAGGCTTACAAGGAAGGGACTGCCTTAGACAAAGAGTACAATGAACAATTGAACTCAACTAAATCTCAATGGGAAATTGCTAAGAACAACGCTTACCTATTGTCAGTTCAGATTGGTAATGCCTTATTACCTGCTATCAATGATCTGATTAACAACTCTGACGGGTTGGTAAGTAAGGTTCAAGACTTTGCTAAGTGGTTTAGCAATTTGGATGATGCTACTAAGAAGAACATTGTATCGTTCGGTGCTTTCGCCTTAGTAGGTGGCCCTGTGCTCTCTATGTTTGGGTCACTGATTACGACTGGTGGTAATCTGCTTAAGATGACGGGAACCTTATTTACTGGAGTTGGTAAGCTTAGTGGTGCGTTCGCTACTATGTTATCCGGTGATATTACGGGTGGCATTGGTATGTTGGGAGCAGCATTCAACCCGGTTGTACTAGGTGTTGCCGGTGTAACTGCTGCCTTGGTGCTTGGTTATGCGGCCTGGAAAACATGGGGTGAGGAAGCCTGGAATGCTTACACAAGAGCTAAAGAGTTTCCTGACATAAGCGGTATTACTCAGAAACAAGCTGAATCACTCAGGGCTATGCGTGAGCATATCCAAGGTGTATCGGTTGAAATGGGCAATATTGGTAAAGGCATGAGCATGGACGGTTTAGCAACTAGTCTATCTGGAATTTCTGAGGAAGTCAGAAAACTGAGTGACGAAAAGGTGGCTAAGCTTAAAGAAAACTTCAAGGCTTTGCCTAAAGATGTCCAGGAAGCTCTGAAAGAAAGCTTTGATGCGACTATCAAGGATATTCAAGACAAAGCTACTGAAGCTGAGAATGCCGTTAAACGAATTCAAGAACTTCAAACCAGCGGATTGGATCCTGAAGGTGTATTGAAACCTGAATACCAATCTGAAGTGATGGCCTTGTCTGACAAGGTGATGCGCTATTATGCTGAATCGTTGGCTGAAAATGCGCAACAATATGAGCAGATTTATGCTAGCTTTACTAAAAACCTAAGTCAAATGACTGAGGAAGAATTTGGCGCTAGACTAAACTACATTGATCAGGCATTAGCATCTGAAACTGCTCTTTATCAGAAACAACAAGACGCCTTGTTCGCAATGAAAAAGGCTGGGAAGATTAACGAAGAACAGTACAATACTCAGATGGAAGCTATTACTAAGGCGCACTTGGCTAGAAAGTTAGCTTTAGAAGAAGAAAACATTCGTACAACACTAGCGTTGCATTTTAAAATGAACGGAAAGACTAAGGAACAACTTATGCAGAATGAGCATGAGTATCAAACGTTCCTAGAAGGTGTGGCTGAAGCTGCAGGTACAACTGTTGATAAGGTGCGTAAAATCTTTGAACAAGGGCCTGATGCTGAAAAGTTTGCTGAGCCAATCAAAAACCTTATCACTTATTCCAAGGAAATGGGTGACGCGGTATCTTCCGCTATGCTCAGATGGAATAAGGCGGTCAATACGTTTGCAACTGAGAAGGGGACAACTGCTGGGGCCTTATCTACGGATCAACTAGATGAATTCATCCAAAAGGTCCACACGATGGGGCTAACATGGAATGACTTGCAACTCTTATCTAAGGATGCCCATGTTGATAGCAACGTTAAAGAATTGATTCAGAAGATCTTAGAGACTAAGACTGAATGGGACTTCCTAACGTTGGAAGAAAAACAAGCCAAAATCAAGACGGAAGGTAAGGAGCAATTCGACGCCTTACTTGAAAGTCTAGGCGTTACCTGGGAGCAGATTGAGCCTAAAGTTCAAGAGTTAAAAACTAAATACTACGGGGCTGACTTATTGGAGAACGCCTTGTATGAATTGGGTATTTGGCAAAACTTGTCGCTTGAACAGAAGATTGCTGTCTTGAAGATGGAAGTACCTCATGATGACATTCAAAAGACCATTGAACAGATGGGTCTATGGAACAATGAGGAATTCAGAAGCAAGTATGCCAACATTGACACTAACGCACCTGATGCTGAGCAACAGATGCACAACTTGTTAGTTGCTTGGGGCGTTATCCCGGACAGCGATACACGGACCTTGATTACTAACACTAACGCGGATGCAACCTTGACTAGCGTATCTTCATTGGCTTTCTATTGGTTGACTAGTATGTTGGGCTTGTCTCCGGTTGAAGCAAAGACAAGTACTAATGCTGACGATACTAAGACTAAGTTAGAAAACTTGAAGAATGCGGCTGAGAATGCTGACAGTGAAGGCGTTGATGTTGACACTGAAACGGATGCTGAAGACACTCAAGCCAAGTTGAGTCGGATGAACGATATAATTGGTGACAGTCGAGCGAATGGTGCTAATGCTATTGAAGCTCAGACTGAAACCAACGCCGATGATACACGAGCTAAATTGAGTGGTGCCAGCGATCAGATGCACGCTACAAGGTCTAATTTCGGACAAGGGGCAAATGCTCCACTGAATGCGACTGACTTTGCTAGTAGCGTAATCTCGTCTGTGAAAAATTATCTGTGGTCCTTGGATGGGCAAACGGCGCATACCTATGTTTACACTCACCATGAAGATGTTGGGCGGCGCCTGATGTCTGGTACTCAATATCACTATGGTGGTATGGCTATCCTGGGTGACGGTGGTAAACGTGAACCGTTCTTGACGCCTGACGGACGTTTTGGCGTATCTCCTGACCGAGACACCCTGTATAACTTGCCTATTGGTACTAAGGTATGGCCTAGCATTGGGCGGTTCATGTCTGATGCTAGCAGGAACAAGGCGCTATCACGTTTTGTTGACTTCTTACCTAAGTATGCTGAGGGGACCAATCGTTCCTTCTTGGATGCTTTGAGCACCATTAAGATGCCTGACAACTTCCAGGATAAGCGTGATGCGGTTGCTGACGGTGGCAATACATTTGTATTCAATCTGTCCGTTAACCCGATTGGATCTCAGTTATCTAAGAGTCAAGCTGATTCAATTATTGAACCTATTGTCGATAGCATTAACCGATTCGCTCGTAAGAACGGGCAAAACTTTGTAATCAAGGAGGGATAAGATGGCTGTTATAAGTTTGAAACCAGTTAAGAAGACATATCGTCGCGGTGAAGCTGTTATCAACGGCGTCTCTCTCTACGATAGAGGAATTAAAGTATCAAAAAGACCGGCTATGACTTATCCTAGCCGGTCTGCTGATTACTACATTGTCCCTGGTAGGGATGGCTTCTATACGATAGATCATGATTCGTATGGTGAACGGTCACCATTCAACCTAGAACTATCTGTCTATGCTGCTAATGAGGAAGAAATGGAAGCTAAACGCGCTTACTTATCTTCTCTTATTGGAGCACAAGTAGCGTTGGAACTCTACAATCATCCTTATTCTACTTTCCTAGGAACTGTATCTGAGATGAGCAACATTGAAGAATCGGTGGCACTAGGTAATAGCTATACGGTCACACTGACTTTCAAGTTACAACCGTATCGTCAAGTAAGGCACGAGAATAAGAATGTGACGGTCAATCGTGGCGATTCATTCGTTATCCCTTATGGTAAGCTGCACCTGGTACTAACATTAGACGGACCAGGTGGTGATGTGTCATTCAGTTTTGGCGGTGTCCAATACTCATATAAGGGCGTGCCGAGTGGGAAACTGGTTGTAGATATTCTACACATGCGCTCATACCTAAAAGAAGGGTATAACGAAACGAATATGTCTCACACCAAAGAGGCTAGGAATAAGTCCTATCCTAGCTACCAAAGTGGGCAAGTGATTACTTGGTCTGCTAACTACTCGATGACGGCAGCACTTGATTGGAGGGCGTTGTGATGTTCAATGTCTACGACAAATCAGAAACAAACTTCAATACGGATGGTAAAGGTGAGCTGATACACTTCACTGACCGGCCAATTGTGACTGAACGTCCAGGCTACCTAGAGTTAAGGTTCCAGTATGACATGAATGGATTGAATGCTAAATGGTTAAAGAAGGGGGACTATGTTAAGACTACTCCTAACCATACGCAAAAACCTATCCCATTCTACATTCATACATGCGAACCAGACACGGTATCAGAAACAGTTGAGGTTGAAGCACGGGCTAAACCGATTCAAGACGTGATGGACCGGAGTATTCCTGAGTATGAATTTGGCGGTGTCCCATTGCAAACGGCCTTGAACCAGGCCAAAGGTTTGATGACGGCCCCATATACCGGAAGCCTTACAACTGATAATGTGCGGGTGAGCGTCAAACAGAAATATGCGGACTCTACTGCTTATGCGGTGCTGTTCTCAGATGATAACTCACTCATGAAGATTACACGGTCTGAACAAGAGTTTACGACTAATGGGATTATCTTCCGGGCCGTTCGTGGTAAGAAGAAAGCTGCAGTTATTCGTAAGGGTAGCGCCTTAATGCAACACTTCAAACTGAAGTACGAACAAACCGATGAGTTCTGTACGCGTATTATTCCGTTTACGACTGTGATGTCGGATTACTTAAACGAGAAGGATGAACGGAAAACCAATAAATCAAAAGAGTATGGAACGCCGATTGTGTCTCCTGCTGTCGAGAAGTATGGTCTGCCTGTTGTAACTCGTTATGTTGAGTTTAAGAACGAAACCTTAGAAGAACGCAAGAAGGTACAGGTGAAACGCAAGCGCAAGCCTACTAAGCGCAAGCGTAAAACACCGTACACGACGCCTGACACTAAGGAGAAGATTCTCTATCAATACAAGTATGAAGATATTGAAGACTTGAACGATGATGCGGAAGATTTCTTTGAAAAGCATCCTAGCGTTGCTTATGAAAAAATCACGGCCACGCTTGATATGGCAGCTATGGACGCCACGACTGATACTTTCTTCGGTATGTATGACACGGTGGAAGTCTATTCGGAAAAGTATGACATTGATGTTGAATTGCGCGTTGAGGAAGTCGAATGGAATCCGTTGACTGAACAGGTCGTGCGGGTGAAATTCACTAACGATTATGATTCGGTCAAGTTGGCTGAGCGTCTCCTTAACGAGGGTAGACCATCTTCTCATACCTTGTCGGTGCAATCGGAAGAACGGAACTTTGAATACAACTTATTGAACTACATTGAAGATGCTGACGGTCGTCACATTATGTACCACCTGACTGAATTGCCTGACCCTAATGACTATGAAATTGGGGACATTGTGTTCTTAGATAATGGTGGCAAGACAGAAATTTGGGAAAAGGCTGAAACTGGATGGGTTCGCACTATGTCTGGCGAAGTATCAGATGAGGTGCGACGGGAAATTGAAAAGGTAAGAGAAGAAGTTGATAAGGCTAAAGTGTCCTTGACTGAATGGAAAGAGACGGACTTACCTGCTTTGCTGTCAGATATTAAGCGATTAGACGATAGTCAAAAGCTATCAATTGGTTTGATTGGTAATGACAATACCATGATCTACACCAAGAACCGCATCCAGGAAGAACTTGATACTCGAAAACCAGTCACCATTACGGTGGAACAAGGAAGCATTACAATTCGACACAACGGGTCGGGCTTCACAACGGGTCAAAAATATACCTTGGCTGGTGTCACGCGATTTGTTGAACGTCCTCACCGGTCATTCTTGGTACGCACAAGAAGAGGTGGGAGCCAGATTACAACTGAAGTTGTCATGCAACCTAAGAATCAACACTATCCAACGTTGACAAAAACTGGTGGCGATGTCACGTTCGATAAGGTGTATTTGGATGATTACCGCTTGACATGCCATGCTGAAGGGTATTACCCGGTAGTGGTTCGGGTTGATGTGACGGAAACTTCTACCAGCCACTCAATTGAACTTGAGCCATTGGTCGAACATGTCAATGTCAGTGTAGAAGGAGATATGAATAGGGTTACTGTTCAAAACCCTGTTATGAAAGTACAGGCTGTGCCTAGTACGACACATATTGAATGGAGGTTAGAATAATATGCCCTTTACTCAACTAACGCTTACTAATGTGGGTAAGCGTGAAATGCTTAAACAAGGCGAACTAGTTGTCACTGGGATGGCAGTTGGGAATGGATCTACGAATGCTGAAAATGCGACTGCATTAGCAGCTCAATTTGTTCGTAAGGTTCCAACTGTTACGAATGAAGGTGATAAGAAAGTCGTTGAGATTGTTATTGACAACAAGGAAATGGATAATACGCGAAGAAAGGCTATGTCTGAAATTGGTATCTTTGCCAAAGTTGGTAATGGACCAGAATTTCTGTGGCTATACGGTGGCAATACTGCTGACCCTCCTGTCTTAGAAGATTATAGGGTCCAACGAATTCAGATGACGATTCGTTATCTAGTGAGTGTGTCTTCTGATAAAAACATTACGGTTACTTTGGTTGACGATAGAACTAGTTATGCTAGCGTCAATTCTGTTAACCGAGTGCAAGATACGGTGAATAAGTTTAAGACTGGGACGGTTTCTGAACTGGATAGGCTTATCAGCACCGAGAATCTAGGAGCTTTGCTTGGCAAAATAGTCAAAACTAACAACGACGTTGATAACTTATCGACTCCTGGTATTTATCAATACACAACAAACATGGCGTCTAAGGGTATCTCTAGCTCCTATGGGTTTATCCTTGTCTTTTCTAATGGAGTGGGGACCCTTGGACAAGCTGGACACTTTACATGGCAACTATTCGTTGGCACGAATGGTCGGATGTGGGTTCGCAAGCGAATCAATAGTGAAGCGTGGAATGTCACTGATGTGGCGAACGGTAATGTACTTACTGCGTTGCTTAGAAAATTTGGTTTGGACGAATGGGGAGCAACTGTTGCTATTAACACTTGCCCATCCGGTACAAACTTTGGCGAATGGTTGAAGAGAAAGAATGGATCTACTCCAGTTGTCCCTATTGGCTTTAGCATCGTCAGAGACATGAACAGTCCGGTCAAAGAGGTGTTCGTGTGGAAGCCATCAGATACTTACTGTTACGCGTTTGCCCCTCACTGGGACGGTAACTTCTACGTTGCATCGTTGACTGGTGGGACATGGAAGCCATGGGCTAACTTGTCACAACACACAAAATTGTCTGCTAGCCAAAGCAACCAAGACTTTGGAGACTACCTTAAGTCGGATGCAGTTCCTGTTGGGATCTCGATGCAAAAGGACTCTAAGAGTGGTGCTTTTGGTACGGCTACTAAGATGGACAATAACAATGTTATGTTCTCAGGTACGTTAAGGAAGGGGAACAAGACTTATCAAGTTGTCATGTCCATTGTCAACGGCATTAAGCCTAGCACCTTCACTGAATGGGCATTGACTGATTAGGTGGTGAAGTAAATGCCACAAAAGTTTAATGCTCAGATTGACAAGAATCCTGAGTTTACCTTGCTTGAAGGCGACGGTTTGTTTTCTTATACGTTCTTAGCACCTAAGCCTGACTCTGTTATCACACTTAAGAATGGTAGTATCAACCCAGACTTAATTGGAGATACAATTTTGACGGAACTTCGGCTTGTGGCAGGTGATTCAGCTTCGACTTATGAAGAAAACCAGTCTCAAAGAAGTAGGCTAGCTGAACTTATTGATAACCTTCAGCAACTTACACTTAAGATGAAGTCTGAAGTTGAGGGGCTAAAAGGTGAGATTAGCCTATCTTCCCGTGGTCTGTATGCTCAATTCTATGACAGTCACAATAACTTGCAAACAGACTTAGCTACTATTGCGGGTAAGTTGTTAGCTAAAGCTTCTAGTGATGCTGCCAGTTCTATACGAGAACAAACGCCTAGCATAATTCGTGACAGTGTAACTACTGAACATTTTAAGTCTATCATTGAGCAGTCACCGGATAAGGTCATTCAAGCTATTAGTAATAAGGTCAATGGTGGTGAATCTATCTTCAGTCAAACTGCTGATGGGTTCCGCCTTGATGGTAAATTGAATGCTATTACCGGTACGACTTACATTGAAAAAGGCGTCATCAATAGCTCTCATATTACGGACCTTCAAGCTGACAAGATTACATTTGGTACTCTTGATGGTGGGAAATTAAAGGTCGTTAATATCAATGTGCAAAGTCTAACCGGCGAGATTGCACAATTCATCCAAGCAGGCTTCAATGGTGTCAGCAACAACTTACATATCAATGGCGATGGCATGTTCTCTACCAGAAACGATGGGTCCATATCTGCTAAGTATCTAGCAGATGGTATTCAGATTTGGGGTGGAGGTCGATGGGCTGGTTCTATGTCGTATTGGGGCGGTGATAATGGTAAAGGGGTTGTATTATGGGCAAAAAGAGGGTTTGACCTCAATCTTGGCTATGCAACTAATCAAGAAAATACTTTCTTAACTGCGTTATCTATTGCTGGTGGAAGCGGCGATATTAAGGTTTACACTCCTATATCTACTTCTACCGGAAATGGGTTTGTCGTGACTAATTTAATCGTTGGTAATGAACCAGGAGTGTATTTGAAGAATAAGAATGCTGACTGTGGGTTATTCATTGGTAACTGGGGTACTTGCAGCCTTATAGATCATGGTAGAGTCGTATAAAATTGATGTTTTCAGGAGGAGTTTATGAATGAGTTAGTAATTGAATCGGTCAAACAAGCATTGTCTGAAACTGCCTTGTCTTTGGCTGAGGAAAAAGCCAATCGGGCTATGTATAAACGGGCCTGTGAATTATTGGAAGAAGAAAATCGTCAGTTGAAAGAGAAGCTGGCAGAACTGGAGGTGCAAGATGTTCCGGATAGTAAGCAAGCAACTAACGTTCGATCAGGAAAAAACTAGGGTTCTTATCCAATCCACGGATGGTGAATACACCGCGTTTGAAAGGGAAATTGACGGGAACCACTTAGCTACACCAGACAACGATGTAATTGATTTAGTACTTCGAAAGGTGTATAAAGATTCGTTTCAAAAGTACGCTATGAGCGACGCTATTGAACAAGCGGACAAAACGGCGGAACAGGTGGTAAACCTAAAGAAAACTCTTGATGACTCTCAAGTTGTTATAGAGGAACAACGTAAGCAACTTAAGAAAACAGAGGACCTTCTTGAAAAAGCTAGTGGTGCGATGCTTGAACAAGCTGACGACAATGCGAATATTAGTGAACACTTATTACTGGTTAAATACCAGGTAGAACAAATGGCAAAGGTGGTAACTAACTTCACCTTGCCAACTGAAGTTCCTGAAGATTACCGGGAACGCTTTGAATCTGACAAAGAAACTGAGCATAAAGAAGAAGGGGATGAGGAGCATGCTACACCACATTAGGGAAGCTGCTACTGCACTCGCTACTCATGTTCGGAATTTGTGGGGAGGAGGTGACAAATTTATGGAACTACATTTTCTTTACGCTAAGCACATTGAATTAGCAAAACGTACTTTTGCTTCTGTGCCACGCCGTCATAAGAAAGGTGTTCGTGAGCAACTTCAAATTCTTGGCTTAGCCGATTTGGAATTCATGACACTTGAACAACTCAAGCAACGTCTTGAGGAATTAGAACAAGGTGAAGAATAATCACCGCAAATGAAAGGGTGCCTAGTGCACCCTTTTCTTATGAAGGAAGGGGGAAAAGTATGCCAGGGAGCACTAGTATTAGCTCTGAGGTGTTGGGTTACATCATCGGCGTGCTGATTCCGGTAGCAGGTCTGTACTTAAATAACAAAAGCAAAATCACTGAACAGGAACACCGCATGACAATGATTGAAGCTAGTCAAAACTATACCCAGAAACTAGCTGAGCAAAACAGTAGACGGCTTGATGAACATGACGAGCAGAATAAGATTACTTATCAACTCGTTGAACAAATCAAGGCGATGAAAGAAGATCTTATTGAGATCAAACAAAAGTTAAAATAGGAGGAATTCATTATGAATAAAATCAATTGGAAGGTTCGCTTTAATAAGAAAAACGTGGCATTCTTGGCGCGTTTCGCGATTGCTATCTTGATGCCTGTATTGGCTTATCAAAACCTCAAGCTTGAGGACTTAACGACGTTCGATGTATTAGGGAAGTTGCTTGTTTCTCTGTTCAGCAATCCTTACTTAATTGCTTTGACTTTTGTCAATGCCTTTAACCTTATCCCTGACCCTACTACTGCTGGTCTAGGAGATAGTGAACAAGCGTTGACTTACGATGCGCCAAAAGAATCCTAGGAAGGGGTGAAGCCGTATGTTGCAATACGGTAATTACACACTATCGGATGATCTAATTGAAAAAATGCAGAAGGTGGCTAGGCATTATGACCTAGTCCCTTCTTTTATTATCTGCCAGCTATGCCATGAGACCGGGTGGGGGCAGCATCCTAATTCTATATCGGCCAGGGAAGACAACAACTGGGGCGGTATGACTTGGGGTTACGATGACCTCAACCCTAAGACTCGCAAGAGCGGTGTTCAAGTTACACCGGGGCGCAAGCGTCCGGCAGTTGAGGGGGGATATTATATCCACTATTCAACTGTTGAGGACTTCCTCAAAGACTATGGGTACCTACTCCGTAATGGAGGTTTCTACAAGACTGCTGGAGCTAAATCTCTATGGGACTATGCACGAGGGTTATTCCGTCTTGGTGGAGCTCAATATGATTATGCTGGTGATGGCAGTAATTCAGAAAGAGTATTTAACTCTTACTATAATTCAATGAAAACTATCCATGACACGCTCAATGCAAATGGAGCGTTGGATAGTATTGACAAGGGGGAAACTAGCAATATGGCAAGTGCTCAAGATGTGCTTAACGTATTTAGAAATTGGCTAGGTGGCCAAAAATATGGCTCTGTGCACAACGAAATTCTTTCAATCTACAATTCTCAAAGTCCGCTACCGGTGGGCTATCGAATGACAAGCGAAGATGACTGGTGCGACGCAACGGTGACCGCTGCTTTCCGAAAGGCAGGGCTATCATCGTTGGTAGGTGGCGAGTGCGGTGTGCAACGTCACATTGCTATCTTCCAATCCAAAGGTATCTGGATTGGTAAATCTCGTCCACAAGCAGGTGACATCATTACCTTTGATTGGGATGGTGGCGGTTTTGCAGACCATATTGGGATTGTCGAAAGTGTGTCTGGTGATACGGTCTACACGATTGAAGGTAACTCCGGCTATCCCGCTGCTGTTCGGCGTCAGTCATACACATGGAATATGTGGCAAATCAGAGGATATGCTCGTCCTAACTACGGGTCTGGATCAGTTTCATCTTCTAGCGGGTCAAAATCTATTGTGGAAGTTGCTCAAGAAGTAATCAATGGACAATGGGGGACTGGAGAAGATAGAAAAGCTCGCTTAACTGCGTCTGGATATGACTACGATTCTGTTCAAGCTAAGGTTAACGCTATCTTGAACGGTGAATCAGTAGGATCTTCTGAGGTTAAAGAAACTGGTTGGCTCAAGAACGAAACCGGTTGGTGGTATCGTAACGAAGATGGCTCTTGGCCAGCAGACCAATGGCTGAAACTGTACGATTACTGGTACTTGTTCGATGAAGATGGTTATGCTTATGCTAAGCGTTGGGTGTATCGTGACGGTAAGTGGTACTACTTTGACGAGGCCTGCCGAATGGTTATCGGTTGGGTCCGGTATGAGGACAAGTGGTATCACTTGGAGGACAATGGCGAAATGTCATCTAAGGAATACGTTCCTGGTGGCGATGGTCGCTTGTACTATGTAACGGAAAATGGTGCAATGCTTGAAAATACTGAGATTACAGTAGGCGAAGATGGTTCGTTGATTGAAAAAGCTACTGGCAACATTGTAGGTAAATTCTAAGTCCGTAATAACGGAAGAAATTTGATAAGTCCTAAATACTGGACCAATATCTATCCCCTGGGCATTGCCTAGGGGATTATTTTTATGCGAACAGTAAGTTGAGACAATGCCTACAATGCGGTATAATATAAATACAAGGGTGTATCTCCTCAATTCATTCTTGTATAGGGTTTAATGTCGGCTGGTCCCTCTACTAGTCGGCATTTTTTATATACAAAAATAAGTCAATGTGATACTATGTAGTTAAAATAACAAGTTGAATCGAGGGATAATATGAATAAGAAATTGATTGAATCTTTTATTCAGAACAAAGCTATTCCAATGGAAATTATCGTTAGAGAAACAGGCGTATCATTAAAGCGCTTGAATTTGGTCCGAGACGGCCTTTTAAGTGTAGATGAATTATCTACCGAGGAATTAAATAGAATTGATTCTATGCTAAAAGAGACTGGGTATCGTGTCAGTGTGGACTACTCAGAGTTGATAGAAGAACTTACACATGATAAGTTTGAAGGATTGATTGGCGAACGTGTGATTGTCGAGCGAAAAATGAACGAGTTAGTAGGGCGCCCTATCCCCGTGGATTATTATTTTTCTATCGGTGAAGTACCGATTGGTGTCAAGACGAGTCTTGAGTCATACGATGACTTGATGAAAGAACTAGATGACCTAAACCGCATTTTCTAACTAGTAGCAGAAAAGTAGCAAAGTCTACTTAAAAGTATGATTGGTTATGATAGGTAGTGACGGATAAAATATCAGAAGATGCTTTTATAACACGTTTCTGATAGGTTGTGATAGTTAGTGATTCGCGTCTAATCATTTTACGAAAAACCATCTGTACGTC